GTCGAGGCGGGTGTTACCCCCGCGCTCCCACGTCCTAGTATCATCCCCTCCAGAACTGAAGCGGAAGATAGCGGTATGCAACGCACGGTCCATTTCAAGGTCAATGACCCCGGGTTTGAACTGAATGGACTTAGGAAACTTACTCTGAAGCCATTTGAAGTAGCTCCGAAAGTAGCTCTGGTTGTCCAGGGTGCACCATGCAGCGGAGCCAAGGTAGCGCATCCTCCCCATCTGCTCTACGTATGTTTCCTTCCGGTGTTCGGGGAGGCAACTGACGTCGAGCCATTTGTTCAGGGGACGGCCAAACAATCCCCCCTCGTGCCATGAGGAGAGGAATGTCGACCCGGGAGTCTCGCTGTGGTAGCGGGAGAGCTTGCCGTCTCCGGAGTCGCCGGCATGAATGCCAAAACGATCGGAGAGGACGTCCTGCACTTCTTTCGCGGTCCTAGCGGATCTACCTGTTTTCCACCCAATTAGGGTATCATCTCCGTAGATCCACAGGGTCCGCTCATTAGGAGGAACCTTGAGGTGCTGCAGCGAGGCGCTGCACGCGAGCCAGTTACAGATAGAGTCGAGAATTGAGGTCCACGGGCCGGATGGGTTGCCAAAGGTCCATCGGTATACCCACCCACCGGGCAGAAGCAGGAACTTAGTGATTACCTTCGACATCTCATGAAGGATCGCATTGTCATACTCCTCACCAGCAGGGAGGCACGCACGGATCACTCCGAACGCCGCTACAAGCAGGGGCTCCGATAGTCTGAAGCCGAACCGCTTGTGATCAATCTCTGTCTCATAAATGTGTTGCTCTGAGATCTTAGCATCCCGGGCGGCGCCGCCACGCACGTCCGTATGCCCAATTTGAATGTCACCCTTCACAGCCTTTAACATTGTAGAGAAGGGCTGGGAAAGCATGGAGGACACTGTAGCTGACACCGCATTATCATATATTATTGACCGTGCAGCTAGCTTCTCCCCGATCTTAGAGGGGGTCTTCCGCTTGG